CCGACTGGTGCGACGACAAAGGTTTGAACTTGTACCCATCGATCTCCGGTATAGCCAAGAAGATCAACGTCAGCGAAAGCCAGGCACGCAGAATCATCCATAAGTTCATCGAAGAGGGATATTTGCAGGTCATCGGAAACCATGACGGCGGTGCTCCATCCGCAACTCGCAGGTACAGGATGGTGGCGACAAGATTCGTTGAAACCCCTAGCATGGATGCGACCCCTAGCGCCGATGCTACCCCTAGCATGGATGCGCACGACCCCTTGCATGGATGCGCGCAACCCCTAGCACCCATGACACCCGAACCACCATTAACCACCAATAAAGCTACTGCCAATAAACCAGTGCGTGATCTGCCGGACTGGCTTCCTGAGAAAGTTCTGTCGGATTTCAAGGCGCACCGCAAGGCGATGAAGAAGCCTATGACAGATCAAGCTGAGTCATTGCTGATCGTGGAGCTGGAGAAATTGCACACAGCCGGGCACGACCCAGTTGCTTGCTTGAATACGGCGATTCTAAAGGGCTGGCAGATGCCGTATGCGCCGAAACCAGACCAGCAGAGGTCTGGTACGCGAGCGGAGCAGATCGCAAAGCACAACGAGCAGGTGGCGGCAGAGTTTCTTGGTGGCGGCGAAAAAGTAATCGAGGCGGAGGTGGTCAATGCGTGAATTAGACAAGGCGAAGTTCCTGAAGATGATGCAAGCAACGCTTGCCATCTACGAAAAGACCGCGACAACTGAAACTGTCGGACTTTGGTGGAATCTGCTGGCAGGTTACGAGCTTCCTGATGTAGAGCAGGCATTCGGGCAATACCTGAAATGCGCGGAGGGGCGCTTTGCTCCGAAACCGGCCAGCATCATCGAGATCATCGATGCAATGCGTCCAGACGGTCGGCTAGGTGCGGATGAGGCGTGGGCGATGATTCCGATGGACGAATATGCCAGCGCCGTGATGACGCAGGAAATGTCGGAAGCGCTCAGTGTCGCAAGGCCGCTATTGGAGTCTGGCGACAAGATCGCTGCGCGTATGGCATTTAAGGAGTCCTACTCCCGCATCGTAGAGGCAAACAAGCGAAACGGCATCAAGCCTTCATGGTTCCCGTCTCTCGGGCAGGGCAAGGAAGGGCGCGATGCGGCACTAGCTGAAGCCGTTCGACTCGGACGATTGAGCGCCGACCACGCAATAAGCCTGCTGCCGCCAGAGAAGATCGCGCCCATGCTGAAATCTGCTGGCGAAGAGAAGATGGCGCTGGAATACAAGCTTCCGAGCGCGGAAGAGTCATTCGCACGCATCCAAGCGATGAAGGATGCGCTAAAGCAAAAGGTGGTGGCATGAGCACACTCGAACAAGCCCGAGCCGCCGTCTTACTCAACCCAGAGCAGTTCAGTAAAAATTTCTTCGACTGGATAACTGCCAACTGGCACATCTACGAATACTTCGAGGCCAGCGCCCAGCGCGTTGTCGATAGCGGATACCGACATTACTCGGCTCGCACCATCGTAGAGGTGATGCGCCATCGCTCAAACATCTGCGAGATCGGAGACGGCACATGGAAGATCAATGACCACTGCATCCCAAACCTATCCAGGCTGTATCTACTGCTGCATCCAGAGCATGACGGGCTGTTCGAGCTGCGCGAAAGGAAGGCGGCGTGATTAAGCACGTCGTATCAGTATCGGGAGGTAAAGACAGTACGGCGACGTTATTGGTCGCTATGGAAAACTGCTCGCGCGACAGTATTCTTCCGATCTTCTGCGACACAGGGAACGAGCATCAGGCCGTCTATGAGTATCTTGACTACCTTGAGGCTGCGCTTGACATCACCATCCATCGACTGAAGGCTGATTTTTCAGAGCAGATAGCCCGCAAGCGCATGTTCATCGCGCGCGATCAGCGCAATGGGCGCAAGAACGGCACCCGCCTGCGCTGGAGCAACAAATCCAAGCGCAGAGCGCTTGCTGCGTTGCACCCTACCGGCAATCCATTCCTTGACCTGTGCATGTGGAAGGGGCGCTTTCCGAGCCGAAAAGCACAGTTCTGCACCGAAGAGCTGAAGCGGAATATGGCTGTTGAGTTCCAGCTCGAACTAATAGATGCCGGGCATCAGGTATTGAGCTGGCAAGGGGTGCGCCGTGACGAAAGCCAAGCGCGCAAGGATGCGAAAAAGATCGAGCGTCTTAACCCAAAGATGTGGGCGTTCCGTCCTTTGGTCGAATGGACGGCGGCGCAAGTGTTTGAGTATTGCGCATCGCGCGGGATTCAGCCCAATCCGCTCTATAAGCAAGGCATGTCGCGCGTCGGCTGTATGCCGTGCATCAACGTGAACAAGGAAGAGCTGCGCCAGATCGCCCAGCGCTTTCCTGAAATGATTTCCGAAAAGGCAGAGTGGGAGCGTAAGGTAGCGCTTTGCTCGAAGCGAATGGCGGCGACGTTTATTCCCGCGCCAGGTATGTCAAACCATGAAGCAGCCAAGCAAACCATTTGGACGGTGGTCGAGTGGGCAAAAACAACGCGCGGCGGAAAGCAATTCAATCTGCTGGCATGTCTTGATGAGAAGACGGCCTGCGCGTCAGCTTATGGGCTATGTGAATGAGCAAGCCTGAAAAGCTCATGTTCCGTGTCATCAAGGGCGGATTCGCTCCTGCTGACGGATACACCAGCAAGCGCTTGCGCGAACGCAACTACGCCATCGGGGAGATCGTGGCCGGGCAGATCACCAAGCCACGCAACCCGAAGTTCTGGCGATTGGCGCATGGCCTTGGGACGCTGGTAGCGGAGAACATCGACAGCTTCGCGGGGATGGATGCACACAAGGTACTCAAGCGCCTGCAACGCGAGGCGCTGATAGAGTGTGATGAGTTCGTGTTCAGAGTGGCGAACTGCGGCATGGTGACTCAATACATACCGCGCAGCTTGAGCTTTGAAAGCATGAGTGAGGAAGTGTTCAGCGATGTTTATGCCCGAATGTGTCAGCACATTGTCAAAGAATACTGGCCGACAGAGACGACGGAGCGCGTGGCAGAAATGGCGCAGATGATGGAGTGCGCATGAGCCTGCTCAAACAACAGCGCCACGAAAGCCGCAAGCTGCGAGATAGCGCGCGCGGCCAGCCATGTTTGGTGCGCATTCCCGGCGTATGCAGCCACGACCCGTCCACAACAGTCCTTGCGCACATCAATGGCGGCGGCATGGGAACCAAGACAAGCGACCTATTCGGCGCGTTCTGCTGCTCAAACTGCCATGACCTGATAGATGGGCGAGTAAAACACAGGGTTTTTGATCGCGAAGAGATCGAGCTGATGCACCGGCAGGGCGTGCAGCGTACACAACAGCACTGGTTGGATGTCGGAATGGTGACGCTGAAATGATTTGCCGTGAGTGCAAGCACGCTGTAGTCGGCGACACGAAGGGAGACAAGCAGATGGCTGCCATGGGGTATCGGTCTTGCAGTCAGGCCAAGAGCGAGGTTGAGCGTGCAACGTATGTGCGGGGAAGCCAGCAATGCATGTGGCCTGAAAGGGTGAACAAATCGTGAGTAAGTACGGGAATAGAAGAACCGGAGATTACTCCAGCAAGCGCGAGTCAAGGCGCGCGAACGATCTGGCGATGCTGGAGCGCACAGGCCACATCAAAGACCTAAAGGAGCAGGTTGTCTTCGAGATCGCGCCTTCAGTCGTCATTCAAGGCCGGAAGCGCCCGCCAATGAAATACATCGCCGACTTCGTGTACTACGTGGATGGGCAGCGGGTGGTCGAGGATGTTAAAGGGTTCAGGACGGATGTGTACCGAATCAAGCGCCACCTGATGAAAGCAGTGCACGGAATCGACATACTGGAGACGTAAGCATGAACCAAACAGCAGGGAAGGCTCCGCTCAGCCGAGAGCAACGGATTCACCAGGAGCTGCTGCCGACATGGCAGCCCGTCGCCGTCCTGGCAATCAGGTGCAAGATTCCGGTTAGGGCAGCACTGTCGATACTGCTGGATATGGAGCGCAAGGGGCAAGTTAGGAAGGTACGAACCCGGATAGACGGGCATAACAAGGTGCATTTGTTCAAAAAGGTTGAGTGCATGACTGTAATGGGCGTGCAGATGCCGATGGAAACAACAGTGGAAGAGGCATAGTAATGGCAAAGCAGGATGAGTTGACCGCAAAGCAGTCGCGCTTTATCGACGAGTACATGAAGGACTTGAATGGAACTCAGGCGGTCATTCGGGCTGGATATAGCACGAAAGGTGCCGATGTTCAGGCTGTCAGACTATTAGGCAATGCTAGGGTAAAAGCTGAAGTAGAAAAACGACAGGCTGCGCTGGCCGAGACGCATGGGGTGACGCTAAAAAGCCTGCTTGATGAGCTGGACGAGGCGCGCGCAGCCGCGCTTTCTGCCGAGACGGTTCAATCCTCAGCAGCAGTGGCCGCGACGATGGCAAAAGCCAAACTGACCGGCTTGGTAGTGGATAAGGTCAAGAGCGAGACCAGCGGGACGCTTACCGTCAAGACCGTGGACAAAGCGCCAAAATACAGCCGCGAAGAGTGGGAGAGGCTGCACGGCGTTAAAAGATGAGCGCAATCATTCTGGCCGAGCGCCATGCTTGGGTTCCGCAGGAAGGCGCGCAGACCAGCGCGATTATGGCCGCATGGTGCGACGAGCTGTTCTTCGGCGGCGCGCGGGGTGGCGGAAAGTCTGATTTCCTGCTGGGGGATTTCCTTCAGGACATCGACCTTGGCAGTCTGTGGCGCGGCATCATCTTCCGCAAGACCTACCCTGAGCTGGAAGAGCTTCAGCAGCGTGCGCGCGAACTGTTCCCGCCGCTGGGCGCTGTGTACAAGTCATCGAAGAGCGCGGACTACCCGTTCGCAGACTGCTGGTACTTTCCTGGCGGGTCTACGCTCAAGATGCGCTACCTTCAGCACGAGCGCGATGCAGACAACTACCAAGGCCATCAATACCTGTGGATTGGCTTCGATGAGCTGACGAACCATGCAACACCATACGCCTACAACAAGTTGAAAGCCTGCCTTCGCTCCGGCGCTGGAATTCCTGGCCGCATACGATCGTCCGGCAACCCTGGCGGCAAGGGGCACATCTGGGTAAAGGCGCGCTTCATCGACATTTCACCGCCATATTCTGCCTATACAGACCCAGAGACTGGGCTGACAAGGATGTTCATTCCATCCAAGCTGACAGATAACAAGTATTTGCGCGACAACAAGCAGTACGTCGCGCTGCTCAAGTCTTCCGGCTCTAAGGAGTTGGTGCGTGCATGGCTTGAGGGTGACTGGGACATCGTTGCTGGCGCATTCTTCGATTGCTGGGACAGGGATAAGCACGTAATCAAGCCATTCAGGATTCCGTCAGAGTGGACGCGCTTCAGGTCGTTCGATTGGGGAAGCGCGAAGCCGTTCAGCGTAGGATGGTGGGCAATCAGCGACGGTGGGCTGCATCTGCCGAAGAACTCAATTGTGCGCTACCGCGAATGGTACGGTGCCAAAGAGCCAAACGTCGGCTTGAAGCTGACAGCAGAGGCAATTGCGCAAGGAATCGTCAAGCGCGAAAAGGGCGAGTCGATAGCCTACGGTGTTGCTGACCCAGCTTGCTGGAAGGAAGACGGCGGGGCAAGCCATGCTGAGCGCATGTCAAAGGAAGGGGCTAAGTTTCGCCCAGCAGACAATTCTCGTGTGTCTGGGTGGGACGAAATGCGGCAGCGCTTCATCGGAGAGGATGACGCGCCGATGATCTACTGCTTCGATACCTGTGTCGATTCGATACGTACCATCCCTCTGCTCCAGCATGACGGGCATAATCCAGAAGATCTGGATAGTGAAATGGAAGACCATGCGGCAGACGATTGGCGCTATGCGTGCAAGTCCAGGCCGTTTATCCGCACCGTGAAGAGCAAGAAGAAGACTGCTGAGGTAGGTTCTATTGAGTGGGTGTACCAGCGCACGGATGAGAAGAAAGCGCGCTCTCCGTACCGAGGATGAACAATCGCATGGAAAAGAGCGGGCTGGATTAGTCTGCCGCCTGCAATTTTGCAAATTGTTTTTCCAGTCAACCAATATGGGAGCGCTACCATGAAACTGAAACAAACCGCATTACTGGCCGCATTGGCCGCAGGTGCAACTATCGCAACAAACGAAGCTGCCTTCTTGCCTGGCATGCAGGTTCCTGTCGTACTCGGCTCTCCGAGCGGCGCATTTGTTGGCTCCGCCATCCTGCAAACCTCCGAGGACGGAACTACCTGGGCGACTGCAACTGGTGCGGCGGCAGTCACCGCGCCCGGTGTGGCAATTCAGAATATCACGCTCAAGCAGTACCTGCGTCTGAACGTGACGGCCTACACCTCTGGAGACATCCAAGCAACCGCTCTGTCTAACGTCGGCTAATGTTGCTTCAGGCCGACGACAGCAAACTGGAGTCGCAAGACGCCACGGAGAAGGCGCACGCCAAGCGCCTTCTTAAGCGCATCTCTAGCTTCGATAAGGAGCTAAAGGAGCGCGGCAAATCGTGGGGAAAGGCTCGCCAGTATGCAAATTCTGGCAATGACGAAGCAAAGGACGATGGGGATGGCGGCTTGGTTCGCGTCAACCTCATCGGCTCTGTTGTCGATACGCTGCTGCCAAGCATCTATGCAAAAGCTCCAGAGATCGCCGTGACGCTCGATGAGCGAGTGAGCACGGGAGATTACGAGATTTACTCAAAGTTCAGCAAGACGCTACAGGACGCGCTCAATACCTTCATGGTCAAAGAGGCGAAACTGAAAGCGCGCGGAAAAGCCGCAGTGCGCACGGCGATTACCACAACTATAGGGTGGACGAAGATTGTCTTCCAGAAGGATGTCAGGGAAGACCCAGTTATCCGTGGTCGAATCAATGACACGCAGGACAATATCGAGCGCATCAAGGCGCTGATTGAAGAAACAAGCCGAGATGGGGGCGAGTGCGCAGAGCACGAAGCCAAGCTATTCGAGCTGCAACAACAGACTGAATCACTCCAGTCTGAGATCGAGGTTGTTGTCTCCGAGGGGTTGGTGGTCGATTCTGTTGCCGCAGAGGACATCATCATCCTGGATGCGTCATGCCGTGACATAGACGACTTCGAGCAAGCGTCCGACATCGCCCATCGCATCAGAATGACCGTCGAGGCATTCAAGACGCAGTTCAAGATGGAGCCACCAAAGGGCGCGAAGCTGTACACAAGCGCAACAGGAGACGCTGAATCCACCTCCGGCGAGGTTGATGGTGATGACAAGCTGGTGGTGGTGTACGAGGTATGGAGCCACAAAGACCTGACTGTGTACACGCTGGTCGAAGGCTGTCACCAGTACATCCGCCCGCCATACCAGCCGAAGATGCTGGGGCATCGCTGGTATCCGTTCTTTGCGCTACAACTGCGCCGAGTTGCCGGGGTGAAGTACCCGTTAAGTCTGGTCGAGCAACTGATTGAGCTGCAAGACGAATACAGCACGCGCCGTACAAATGCCGCTGAGCACCGCAAGAAGAACATCCCAGTCCGCCTATTGAACAAAGCATCCGGCATCACGGACGAGGAAGTGTCGAACATCGCGAACCGCTCGATCACAACCGATGTGATTGGCGTGACCATGGACAGGGCTGAGCCGCTGCAAAACCAGCTCGGCAGCCTCCCAGAGATTCCATACAACCAGCAGATGTACGATACCTCGGACATCATGCGCGACATTGAAATGGTAGGCAATACACAGGATGCAGCTCGCGGCGCTATCAATAAAGCAAAGACGGCAACTGAGGCGGAGATCATGTCGATGGGAATGCAGTCTCGCACCAGCGAGAGCATCGACGTGGTTGAGGATTGGCTGACCGAACAGGCAACCTATTCCGCCCAGCTCCTGCTGCAAAACATCACGCCTGAGCAAATCAAGGAGCGATTCGGTGAAGAGGCCGTGTGGCCTGCGCTGACCAAGCGCCAGATGTTTGCGATGGTGAACATCAGTATCCGTGCAGGCTCAACCGCTCGCCCGAACAAGATGCGCGAGCGAGACCAGTGGATTCAGATCATGCCGATTATCCAGGGCGCGCTTGAGAAGATTGCACTGTTCCGCCAGCAGGGCGCTCAGGATATGGTCGATACGACCGTCAAGCTGCTGGACGAGACGCTTCAGAGATTCGATGAGCGCATGGATGCAAAGGCGCTGCTTGGAATCAAGGATGAACAGGAAGAGGGCGAAGAGACAGACGGACAGGCTGGCGGAGTTCCCCCAGAAGTTCAGGCGCAGATGCAGCAGATTCAGCAGCAAGCTGCCGCTATCGAGCAGCAGAAGGCCGATCTGGAAGAGCAGGCACGCAATCTGGAGAACGAGCGCATCAAGTTCGAGGCCGAGCGCCGCGTTGCTGATGCAGAAGCTAAGCTCACCTACGAAAAGCTGAAGGCTTTGCTGCATACGTGAATCGCATGGAAAACGGTCACTGGAGTTAGGCTGACATCTACGTGAACTTAACCTGGTGCCGACCATGAATATGCTGAAAACACTGCTTTGCCTGTTCTATTTCACCCGCCTGAATATCGTTGAAGAAGGCGGCGGCGCGCAATCCGAAGAGGCGGGCAAATCCACTGATGCTGATGCTTCCACCCAAGAGACCCCAGAGGACGCCGTACTTTCTGAGCTTGGCCTTTCGGACAAGCAGACAGCTCAAGCGGACGATACCGACTCAGGTTCTTCCGCTGCTGAAGAGGCTGTAGATGCTGGAGAAAAATCAAAGTCTGAGGAAGAGCAATCAGCAGAGCAAAAAGACAGCTCTGAAGCGGCTGCTCCAGAGAAAAAGGAAGCACTGAGTGATGCAGACCTCGCTCCGCTGGACAGCAAGAACCCAAAGACAAACGAACGCTTCCAGAAGGTAACTGAAGGCTACAAGCAAGAGAAGGCACGCGCTGATGCAGTCGCCGCAGAGCTTGAGAAATACAAAGGCTCGTTTGAATCGCTGCGATCTCTCGGGTTCCAAGACGAGCACGCGGCAGACGATCTAGTGCAGTTCGCTGGATACCGCAACATCCTGGCAACCGGAGACGTAGCCGCCTTCCGCGAGGTAATGGCAGCTCAGGTGAAGCAGTTCGAGCAAATGCACGGCAAGCGCGTACAGATCGAGGCAAGCGCGCTGGATGACTTTCAAGACCTGAAGGACAAGGTAAGCAACTACGAAATGTCAGAGGATGATGCGCTGGAGATCGCGCGCATCCGCACAAACAAGCAACGTACTGAGCAAGCTCAACAAGTACAGCGCGCAGGGCAGGAGACAGAGCAGGCACGGCAGGAAGCTATCCAGTCAGCCATCGGGCAAGTCGGAGCAATGGAGTCGGCATGGCGCAAGAGTGACCCAGATGCTGCCGTGCTGATTCCGCAGCTCAAGGCGCAGATGGAAGACATCGCACGCAACTTCCCGCCCGAGCAATGGCCGCAAATCGTGAAGATGCAGTGGACTGCGCTCAAGAAGGCGGCGGCTGAATTCAGCAACAAGGATACGACAGCAGCGAGGCCGCTGCGAGCAGCAGGGCATACGGCTGGACTGCTTGAGCCGACAAACCCGCAGGATGCTGTGCTGCAAGCGCTCGGATTGAACGATTAAGGGGATAAGCATGGTTGCGTTGAAATCGAAATGAATGGCAAGGGCGAGTTCTCTGTTGGTGTATGTCCACCTGAAGACGAGAACGAACCGAAAGAACATTTGCGTCCATCTAAGTCATTGGATGCGGCACTGCAAGAAGCCAAAGCACTTCTTCAGCAGCAAGCGCAAAGCCCCCAGGATGCTGTACTCAGCGAAATGGGGATGCAAGACGAGTAACACCGTAGCACTAGGCTGATCGCGGAATCGCCAACCGCAGGGCTGTTGATCTGGTATCGCCCGACCGAGAGGATTGAACTTTAATTTTTTCTAAGGAGAGCCATCATGGCCTTGAATGCAGCAGAGATTGCCAAAATCGGCAAAGTAGCAATTACCGCCTACGGCAAGAACAAGCCCGTAGATCAAATCAATGTCGAGCGCCCACTGCTCGATGCCTTGCTTCCAAAGGCAAAGGACATTGTTGGCGGCGTGGACGGCTTCACCATCAACATCCACAAAGCAAACGACGCGAACGGTCAACTGTGGAGCGGTAACGGTAAGGTCACTTACAACAGCCGCAACCCGAACGACTTCTCGAAGTGGGACTGGATGAACCACCACGACGGCTTCGTGCTGAACGAAGATGAGCTGAAGCGCGCTGGCATTACTGTCACCGATGATGTGGGCAAGTCCACCGCAACCAAGGGCGAGGCTGTTGCACTGACCAATATGGTTGTGTCGCAATTCACCGCACTGGAAGAGGGTGTGAAAGACCACATCAACTCGCTGTTGTGGCTGGACGGCTCGCAGAACACCAACGCACAGCCTGGTATCGACAGCATCGTTTCGCTGACGCCAAGCTCCGGCACGGTCGGCAATATCGCCGCAAGCAATACCTACTGGCAGAACCACGCCAGCACCGGCCTTGCTTCGACGCAAGCCGCACTGCTTGGCGCGCTGGAAACTGCAAAGCGCAACATCCTGCGCACGAAGGGTCGATTCACCCACATCTTCTGTGGCGGTGACTTCTACGATGCGTTGCGCAATGCTGTGTTGGCATCCAACACTACGCAGATCACCTACGGTAGCGGCTCCAAGCTGTCTATCGATATGGCGACCGACACCCTGAAGTTCGACGGCATCCCGCTGACCTACGTGCCGGACTTCGACACGAACTTCGGTCTGTCTGCACCAGCAATCCCATGGGCAAAGCGTTGCTACATGCTGAACCTGGCGAACGGTATCGAGTTGCGTCGTGACACCGCTGACTTCATGAAGATGCGCTATCCAGGCCGTCCGATTGACCAGTACACCTACCACTTCGCGATGACCTCGAAGTTTGGTTTGGGTTGCGCAAAACGCAATAGCAATGCGGTACTGACAATCGCGTAACAAACTGGTCGGCACGCTCTCATGGGTGCCGACCTTTCATCAACTAGCATGGAGGTAGCAGCATGAAAGTCACATTACCGTATCAAATGGTTCTATTGGTGCGCGGCGAGGGTAGCAAGATTCCCCTGACCGTGTTACCGCATGAGATCGACATCCTTCGCGTGATGCACGGCGAAGACTCGATCAACCTCACAGACGATGTTCCGCCTATCAAGGATTGCACGTTCGAGACGGCTGATGAGTATGCCCGTCTGGAGCAGTATTACCGTGGCAATGCCGATGTGCACAACCCAACCAAGGCTGTGTTCCGCACGCTTGCCGATTTTGAGGCCGCTTTCGATGCAACTGGCGGCGCAGATAAAGCCGCGCTTATCGAAGAGGCCAAGGCGCTCGGCATTCCAGCAACAAAAAACTGGGGCATCGAGAAGCTCCAGGCTGTAATCGACGAAGCCAAGGCTAACGCTTAACCATGGCTTTGCCGCTCAAGAAGACGCTGGGCGAGATACGCTCCGACATCCAGTCAAGACTTGGGTTCGGCATGGCCGGTCAGGCGGGGGTAGTGAACTCCGGCCTGATCGACTCCATGATTCGTTCTGCTCAAGAGCAGCTTTACGAGCAATTCGACTGGCTGGAGCTGAAGGGCGTTGAAGAGCGCGCAACCGGCACAGACCAGCGATACTACGACTACCCTTCCGACTGCAATGTTGACAGGATTCAGACTATCAGCGTGCTGTACGCTGGAGAATACGTTCCTCTGCAAGAGGGTATCGCACTTTCAGACAGAGGGCTGCATTCCGCTGGAATCGTGCCGACAAAATACGAGCGCCGAGACCAGCTTGAGCTGTGGCCGGTTCCGAAAAATGCCAATCTCACGCTGCGCATCGAGTACATCAAGACGCTCGCCCCGCTGGTTCAGAACAGCGACCGTGTGAGTCTTTCGCAACAGGCGATCTACCTGCATGCGCTGTCAAACGCCAAGGCGCACTACCGTCAACCAGACGCCGACAAGTACGCTGGGCAGCTTGATGCGCTGCTTGCTAAGCAGAAGGCGCGCCATCGCGGGAAATCAGTTTGGAGCAGCAGCAGGCCACGCAGCCCATACGACTATCCACCAGATTCCAGCCAGGTAGTCTGATATGTCCAGGACGATCACGTTTGACCGTTTCGATTTCGGTCTTGACATTCGCAAGGGGCTGAGCACATCAGATGCGAACCGGCTGCGCATGCTTACCAATGCGCATGCGACTGAGGGCAAGACCATCCGCAAGCGCCCAGGACTCACGAAGGTTGCAACGCTTGAGGCTGGAACGACTGGCTTGTATGCCGGAAACGGCAAGCTGAATACATTCTATGGCGGAACCGGCACCATTACGCATGCGAACACGCTTTTCGCTGCCCATAATGTCCGCAGCCCAACTACTGCCGCGCTGGCGCTGTCGAAGGTGCATTACGCGGACGTTTTCAACGGGTACATCTACACGGCAGTCGAGTACACCAGCGGCGAGAAGCGCCACCACTACCTTGATGGCGCAGCTCCTGGCGCAACGCACATTGCGGATGCAAACTGCCCGCACACGGCGCAGGTTACAAAAATATCTAGCAAGATATGGTCGGTAGGCGCAACCGGAGACACGGTGCGCTTCAGTAAGACCAACGCGCCGCGCGACTGGACAGCAGTATCCGATGCTGGGTTCCTGCCCGTTGGATTGCAGCAGACTGGCGCGAGCAATGCGACCGCACTCGGCTTTTATCAAAATCGTCTTGTGGTGTTTTTCACCGATTCCGCTCAGGTGTGGCAGGTTGATGTAGACCCTGCAAACCACCACTTTCTCCAAGCTATAGATGTCGGGTCGGAGCGCCCCTACGCGCATGCAAACATGGCAGGCGATGTCTTCTTCCTGTCTCCGGCTGGCGTGCGCAGCATCACGCGCCAGGATGTAACGACCAACGTGATAGACACCGATGTTGGCTCGCCAATCGACAGAGAGTTGCTTAAAGGGTTGTCTGGGATACTCGCTTTTGACGTTACAAATGCACGGGCGCAATACTATCGAGGCGGAGGCCAGTATTGGCTCTACTCTGGCAGCAAGGCGCTGGTGTACACCTTCAGCCGTACAACCGGCGTGATGGCATGGAGCCTGTACACATTCTCGTTCTCGCTGGATTACATGGATGAGCTGAATGCCATTCTCTATATCCGTTCCGGCGACAATGTGTACAAATTTGATCGTGACGTGAAGACGGACGACGGAACCCTATACGCGGTTGACATCGAAATGGCGTTCCTCGACTTCAAGGTGCCTGGCATCCTGAAGCACATTCACGGCATGGATGCCGTTGTTACCGGAAGTTGCCAGATTGCGCACAGATTTGATGCGCGCTCGCCTGAGCTGATGACAGACCCTCCCGTGACAATCAGCGGGGACTCACGCCCAGGATACCTACTCCCCGTCGAGCTGCTGGCAACGAACATCGCGCCAGACATCCACAACTACGACAATCAGGAATTCGAGCTGCACGCGCTCACCTACTATTTCGATACGCTGGGGACGGAATGATACGCAAAGCGACTATGGCAGACCTTCCAGAGATCATTCACCTCGGCAGGCGCATGCACGAAGAAAGCTCGTATAACTCTATGGGGTTTGCTTCCGACCGAGTGGCGAATATGTCTGCACTTCTCATTGAGCACGGGTTCGCAATGGTTGTCGAGATCGACGGAAATGTGGTCGGCGGAATGCTCGGGGATGTCGTAACGCCGTGGTACACGAATGAACGCATGGGAAACGACATCGCGCTTTATATTGCGCCGGAACATCGCAAAGGAACTGCCGCGATGAAGTTGCTGAAGAAGTTTGAGGAATGGTGCCTATTGATGGGTGCAAAGCACATCAGGCCAGGCGTATCAACTGGAAGCACTGAAGCTGGAAGGCTCTACAAGGCGCGCGGATACAAGGTAGTCGGAGAGTGTTTCTTGAAAGAATTGTGAGGTAGATATGTGCGGTGGCGGTGGCGGAGGGGATGGCGGAGCAGCAGAGCGTAAGGCGGCTGAAGAGGCGCGAGTTGCTGCCGCAGTAAAGAAAATAAACAACGTGATGGGTAATGCCAATGCGACACCAGATGCGGTAGATCGAGCGGCTTTCACACGCAAAGTTCAAACCGGAAGGAACAGCGGACGTGGTTCAAAGCGGACGCCAATATACCAAGAGGTATTTGACGAGGCTGCATATAACGCTGCTGTAGCAAATGCAAAACAAGAGGCTGAAGCGTCTAGAGCCGCTTATGGCGAGCGCGTAAAACTATACGACACAATAAAGACTGATGCGAACAAGCGCGCCTTGATCGACCTCAACAAAGAGCGGGACATCACAGAGCGAAACCTGAGTTTCGATGTTGCACGGCAAGGGTTGTCTGGCGGAAGTCACGACATTGATACCATGCGACAGGTGACAGACACCTACCAGCAAGGTGTGCTGAAGGCTGCGGAACTGGCTTCTGCGACAGCAAACAATGCGCGCGCTGCGGATGACAAGACGCGCACAGGATTGATCTCTAGCATCCGCGCTGGGCTTGACCAAGGTAGCGCTCAGAGTCAGGCATATTCCGATATGCGCAACAACGCAGACCGAGCAACGGCAGATGCAAACTCGTTGTCGTTGGCTGGCTTCTTCGACCGATTGAACAACCTGAACCAGCAGCGTAAATACAACAACGGAGTGGCAGCAGGCTCTGCCGTGCCAGGAACAACTACACCAGGAACAACTCAGCCGAAATCGTTCACAGGCTCTGGCGGAAGCTATTAAGGGGGCGATATGTGCACAGGATATGAAATCGCAGCACTCGCAATGGCCGCAGGCGGAACGGTGATGCAGACTCAGGCGGCTGAAGACGCCAACAATGAACGGCAGGCCATTCTGCGCGCCGCCCAGGAAACCGAGTCAAAGCTGAACGAGAAGAAGGCGGCAACCGTGGAGGACTTCGCGCAACAGGTGCTTACCGCACCGCAGCGCGCAGCTCGTTACGAGCAGGCTGCTACAACCCGTGAAGGCGATCTTACCAAGGCGCTGCAAGATGCCGCAGGCGGAGATGTGAACGCCAGCGGGTACGGAAAAGTGTCCGAAGACTACACCCGCGCCAAGGCCGATGCGACCGCATCCGCAGCAGACGACATCATGAAGCGCGCAAGGGCTGCCGCAAGAACAAGCGCGGCTGGCGGAATGTACGACGAAGAATCGCTGCTCGGTGGAGACCTGGCAAGCAACGTGGCTGGCCTCACATCTACATCGAAGCGGAACGCGCGCTACGCCAGCTCTGCATATAACGGCGTGAACGACTCTGGCTCTCTGGTCGGCGGACTGCTGACCGGGGCATCAGGGTCAGTAGCTGGCATGAAGTAACAACAAGGTAAAACGCTATGCCACAAAGACACTATCAGGTAGGCAGTTCACTCGGGCAGGCGCTCGGCGGCGCATTCAGCGATGACGCTTATAACAAGGGTGTAAACGAAGGGGCGAATGTTGCATATCGCAGAGAATCAGCATTAAAGGCGGCTGAAGAGGCGCGTCTTGTGAAGCGTCAGAATGATCTTCAGAGCGACGACAGCATTCTGGCGACAGCACTGCAAGGCGCTGGAATCAGCAGCGAAGACCTGCCGAAATTCAAGAACTACATGGCGCGCGGCACTATTTCAGACCCGCCAAAGCCGCAAACCGGAATTGATATTCAATCCGTCCTCGGCGGTGCATTGAAGAATAGCGCCACTGTGGGAGAAGATTACTCCGCCTTCATTGAGCCGAAGCAGGTTGTAGCTGAGCCAGACATGATGCCACAACAGCGCCAGCAATACGATTTGGCGATGCGTTCTATCGCTTCCATGCGGCAGGCTCTTATGCAGGGCGACAAGAGCACGACGAATGCAACCGAGACGGCGCTGGCGAACATGCGCGCATCCGGCGCTGGCAATAACGACACTACGCTTGCGCAACTTCTTCTGCATGGCAAACCGCAGTTCGATGGGCAGACTACCGGCTCGACAGATGTACTAACTGGAAATCAAGTGCTGAATGACATCGGACGCAGCCAGATCACTGAAAACATTGCCCAGGCTGGAAATGCGAATGCTTCCGCAAGAAAGACTGCGAGAGAGGTGGCAAAAGCGCCAAGCGACGAATACAAGGCGGTGCGCGACGATATTCGCGCAGACTACAACGCAGAGTATCCAATCGACAGATATACAGGCCAGCGTCCCAAGGGGGCAGTCAGCTACGATGATTACACAAAGGGCTGGATTAAGAAGCATGGCATCGATGAGAAGAACTTCTTCAATGCTGGGAACCCAATTGTCACGCCAGCAGAAACGCAGATGGCACCAGAGCCATTTGCACCCCCTGCGCAGCGCTTCTCCAATGACCCTTCAATGAAGGGCAACAAGGCTGGAAAAATGGTGGACGGCAAGGGTATCGAGGTATTCAACGCCAGCGGCAAGTTAATCGGCTACTACAAATAAGAGGTCGGCATGGCTTTCGTACCACTTGAGCAAGAGCAGACCGGCTTCGTGCCACTTGATTCTGTTGAGCAGAATCCATCCCTGAAAGATCGCGTTTACAAGAAGGCGAATGCGCTCTTCCGAGAAGGAGGCGTTATGGATGATTTCGCTGGCGTCCAGCCTTCAGCAAACGAATCTGATCTAGCGGCGGCGCTGTCCATTCTGCGCGATGCCGAGCTGAGCGCAAAAGCCAAACGGCAAGGCGGTGTCAGCAATAGTGATGTGCGCATTGTCGATGGGCTGTCCGGCGTGCTGGAAATGGGGGCGCGCCAAGGTTATGCGGGCATCGGAAGAACCGAGGCTGGTTTAATCAAGGCGCTTGGGGATGCTCTCGGCTCGGATACGCTGAACAGTATCGCAGACGATCAGATGATCTATGCGGACAAGATCGAGCGTGGCGCACAACTGCGCGACAGCAAGGTAGAAGGGTTCTCGCCAGATTCAATCGCACAAGATTTGCCAAAGGCTGCTGCAAGCGCCATAGGCTCCACCATCCAGACCGCACCAAATCTCGCACTGGCGGCTGTTGCGCCCGAACTGGTGCTGCCGTCCATTCTCGCCACTAGCACTTCGCAAGAGTATGGGGAGGGGCGCAGGGATGGATTGACCGGCGCTGGAGCGGCAATTCGTGCGCCGATTATGGGTGCGTTCGAGGCGGTAGGCGAAAAGCTTGGCGGCATGGACAGGCTGGCATCAGGACTTGCTAAGGCTACGCGCGGTCATGGTGCGGCGGAACTCGGTAGCGCCATGATCGCATCGAGCGCCAAGGAGCTACCAGGCGAACTATTCACCACCTCTGGTCAGTTCCTGACGGACAAGCTTCCTGGCGTTGGCACCAATCAAGATGCGGGGCTGGATGAATACGCCAAGCAGATGAAGGACACGGCGCTCACTACCCTGCTGCAAAGTGCCGGTATGGGTGCTGGCGGCCATGTATTGTCCAAGATGTCTGGGCAGCGACCGGCAGAGCAGCAGGCTGATGCAGCGCCTGAGCAAAGCGTCAACTACGACAAGGTGATCGAGTCCCTGCAACGCGCTGAGCAGGTCGCAACAGCCAGCAGGGAGCATGGATTTCAGCCGCTGCAAGGGGAAAGTCCGGCTGAGGCGAGTAACCCGAAAGAAGTAACACCCATGGCGCAGCCCCAAGAAGCTGCTACCACACCTCCCCCTGGACAAGTTGCGCCACCCATTCAGCAAGACAAAGCAGCGCCAGCTGTCAAGGAATCCTTGATAGCTAAACCCGAAACGTCAAGCGCGCAGGACGGAAACGTAAAGCAGGAGACGGAGCAAACAGCAGAGCCAGCAGCGAACAGCGCGGATGCGGTCAGGCCGCATCTTGAGCAGCTTATCAAACTGCGCAGAGTGGCCGGAGAGCTTGGCATGCCGCGCCAGATGGATAGCCTAATCAATAAGGCAAAAGACGGCATCAAGACTGGCAAGATCGACAGCGCAACATTCGCCAAAGCGGCGAAGCTGTTCAAGGACAAGGATGCGAGAATCTACGGCGCGTTGCAGGGAATCGCCCAAGCCAATGCGCCAAAGCCTGAAGCGGCAGTTGCGGCAAAGAAGCCAGCACGCGCATCGGGAGATCTGCTGCAACGAATCAAGCAACTCGGCGGTATCGACGGTGCGCAGGCGCTGGATATTACTGGCGAGAATCGCGCCCCTGGCGGATGGCGGTTCGCATTTAAGAATGGCGGCACCGGCCTGGATGACCTCGCCACCCAGCTTGCTGCTGAAGGATTCTCAATCGACACAAATGATGTGGATGGCGGCGTGCAGCAGTTGCGCGACATGATTCGCGCGCACATCAACGGCGAGCGCAGCTTCAAGCATGCAGACATCGAGGCGCAAGCAGAGAAGCTTGTGCGCAGTGCCGCATACGATGCGATGGCTCAACGCGCAGAAGAACTCGGCATCAACTGGAAGAATCTGAACGAGGCGCAGCTTGACGAGGCAGTTTATCGGGCGGAAGATGATCTGCGCATGGAGGCAATTGCCGAGCGCGAGGCGATGAGCGATGCGGAAATGTCTGACGCGGCAGACATTGATTACGTCATCGACGATGAATTAGACATACCCTTCGGTGATGAAGTCGCGGGAGACGCGGAGTCGCTGGCCGCATTCTTTGGAGAACATGATGGTGGATATGACGGAATTGAAGCTACTGGACAAGGCAAGTCTGGCGAAAGCAACGCCGGAGCAACGCAAGATTCTGGTGGAGAAAAACAAGCGCGTGGCGGAGATATTGCTCAAGCATCCTACGGAGCGGCGCAAGAAGATACTGGCCGCAGCCAAAGAGCTGTCGGTGAGCCGCAAACAGGCGAGAGCGAAGCTGGATTCCTTGAAAGCTACACCGAAGCAGAGCTAAATAAGAAAGAAGCGGCGCGCAAAAAGGAGGAAGAGGCCACTGCGCGCCGTGATTCCGCACCATCACCTGAAGAATTTACCCTCACCGGCTCAGATCGCCAATCTGACATTGGCGCAGCTCACGGACAGGCAGACATACTTGACCAGAAGCCATCGGCAATTGAAGACTTCGGCGAGAAGATTCTTGGCGCTCGCAAAGAATATGCCGCCGCATACAAAGACCGCATGGCCGAAGCGATGAAGGCGGACGTGATGGCGCAGCCGCTGTCGAAGTCATGGCCGGAGCCGGATTATCAGAAGCTGGTCGATTCAGGTTATGACAAGAATATCGTCGGCCTTGTACGCTCGATGCGCGACGAGGTTCCGAACAAGCCAGGAAAGGACTGGAAGCAAAAGACTTGGGCAAAGCAGGTAGAGCTACTGCGCGAGACCGCAGACAAGCTGCTGAATGACATCGAGTTCGCCGACAAGTTTGTTTCTGAAATGAAGAAGATTGAACACCTGAAGCTAGAAGATGCGATCAATGGCCGCGCGGAACTATATGCGCTGTTCGGTCACGAGAAATCGCTGAAGGGTGTTCGCATATCCCGCAGCCAGTATGGCGTATACAACGGCGTACCATACAGCCCACCGAAGATCATCTGGGAGGTAACGCGAGACGCAAAGTCAACGGCATTCAGCAACATGCCTCGAACGCTTGGAAGTGGCGACACGCGACAGGCTGCCATCGATGCATTCTCGAAGGCATATTCAACGCTTAATACCAGCAAGGAGAAGGAAGCCAAGACAAAGTTCGAGCTGTATGCGGATAGGTACGCCAAGGCTGGCAGCAAAGGGCAATACTTCATTGGCAAGAAGGTTGGTCGCAATGTCCTGCACATCAAAGACGGGTTCGACACCATCAAAGAGGCGCGAGAATACATCGCCAACAACAACGAAGAGTTGACTGAAATCCTTGAGAAGAAAAAGGCTGTTCCAAACGAGCGCTACGACACCAATAAGCCGCGCGTCGGGCAGGATATGCGCAACGGACAGGACGTTACGCCGCAGATGTTCTCCGATGCGTTTGGATTCAGAGGCGTCCAGTTCGGAAATTATGTAGAGGGTGCGCGCCGCCAGAAAGACCTTAACGACGCCTATGATGCGCTGATGGACTTGGCTGCTGTCCTGGACATCCCGCCGAAGTCGATCTCGCTGAATGGGGAGCTTGGCCTTGCTTTTGGTGCGCGCGGAACAGGCGGAAAGAATCCAGCATCGGCGCATTACGAGCCAGGCCAGATTGTCATCAACCTGACCAAAGGCAACGGCGCGGGAAGTCTGGCGCATGAATGGTGGCACAGCCTGGACAACTACTTCTCGCGCATTGCTGGCAAGAAGGAAGACTTCGCCACTGATAGGCTGGACGTTTCACTGGCATCGCGCGATGCTGCCTACCAATATAAGAACGATGGCATCCGCAAGGAAATGATCGATGCCTTCGGTGCGGTAGTGAAGGCAATAAATAGCACGGCCATCAAACAGCGCTCTGGCTCACTGGATGCGCGCAGAACGAAAGCGTATTGGGGAACCGGCATAGAGATGTCTGCCCGCTCATTCGAGCGCTATGTGATCGCAAAGCTGCACGACAGCGGGTTCGCCAATGACTATTTGGCAAACGTGGTGTCTGAGGAATACTGGAACGCCGCAGATGCGCTCGGGGTTGGAGAGGGAGGTAGTTATCCATACCCAACAGAATCCGAGTTGCCAGCAATTCGCGGTGGGTTTGACAACTTCTTCCAAGCTATCGAATCGAAGGAAACAGAAAAAGGCGTAGTGCTGTTCAGCAAAGGCGGGGATGGCGGCGGGCAAACCGTCGATGAAATCACTAAGTCCACCGCCCGTTTACGCAATGGCTGGTCAGGATTCAGGAAAGTCAGCATCGTCCAATCCGTGAAAGGCATACCGAACGATGTGTACCTGCGCGCGCTGCGGGCATTGCAGCCAATCAACCAAGCGACAGAGGGCATCTACGACCCGAACACGAACACCATATACCTGATCGCGGACAATATTGCATCGCCAGAACGCGCCGCCTGGGTGGCCGCGCATGAGGTTGTCGGGCACGGCGGTATCCGCATGCTGAACAAGAGCGTTGCCGTGCACGTTGATAGCTTGTCAAAGAACGGCACTATCGAGAAGTTGGCGCAGGCCATCGCAAAAGATCGTGGAGATACATTCGACAAGAGCATCCATGTGCAAGAGGCGATTGCAGAGCTGGCAGCTGCGCATGTGACAGGCAACGCAGAGGCGATCTTTGACCGCTACGGCGTGAATGTTCCTGACGCGATGCGGGATGGAATCCTTGGCGTGATCGCCCGCATCGTCGAGGCTGTGCGCAACTTCATGGCGAAGGTGTTGAGCAAGCCGGTATCTGAGGTGAGCGACGGCGAGGTGCGCAGCCTGATTGTTCAGATGAAGGATGCAGCAGACGGGGTTGAGCAAAGCGATTCCATTGGTTCCGGTAGAGCCGTCATGGCTAGCATGTCGCAGGGCACCCGAGGCAATCACAGCCAGACGCCAGATTTCCCAGATACCGCAAAAGGCAAGGCGCTGGAATTCCTGTGGAAGCTGACCGCGAACGACTGGATGTTCCGTATGCCCACGTCCTTCAAGAAGGATATGGCGGGAATTGCCAACGAGATGAGAGCTGGGAAGTTCACCGTGCGCGAACTACCTACCGACACTGTGCCGGAGGATGCGGCGCGCAAGTGGCAGATAAAATTCACTGTGGATGGTATCGAGAAAACAGCCTACATCACCGAAGACCACGACAAGCAGATATTCATCGACGTATCCAGTCTAAGGCAAGATCAGCGTGGCAGCGAGATTTACCAGATCGCAGCGGCTTACGCGCACAACACTGGCCGCGTGTTTGTACCAGACCCAAACGGAATTTCGACAATTGCCGTTTCCAGACGCATCGAGAACCTGCTGTCTTCTGCGCTGCGCTACGGCACGACCAAGCACCTGCTGCCGAGCAATATGTCCGGCTTGGACTGGATAGAGGGTGACGATCTGCACAACATCGAACAGATGCTTGATGCGACCATTCGCCATACGTCTGATAATGTTGCTTTGCTCGATCAGGTGGAGTACGATTTTCACACAGACAAGTTCATCCTGATAGGTGATGAAAATGAAACCCACTCAAATTCTAATAAAGTCGAATTCACCGCAAGAGATTTTAAACGAGCTGCGGAACGATCATTCGCTAGACGAGACGCCGGAGGAGTTGGCGTGGAGGGCATCGGAAATACAACGCTGCAAAGAGCAGTGTTCGCACGTTCCGTTTTACGCCAAGCATCTAGCGGACAAGGACGACAACTTCTGGCTGAAGCTTATTCCAGGATACAACAGCGAGAAACGCCAGTCTCCGCATTAGAGTGGCTGTACTACTCAAACTCACCAGAAGCCTACAAGGCAGTGAGCAAGCTGCCGCGTGACTTCGACATCCTGTCGAAAGTCCTGCCAAAACACATTCCGCTTGTATATGACCGCGACGAGCTGGGCAATATCCGCTCTGACTTTCTTGGCTCACGCCGCCTGAAAGACTTACTGCACGCTTCTTTCCTGCGACCGATGGCCGTCAGAACAGGCATGGCGCAGGCGAACAAGGAGCTGGCGAAGCTGATGCGCAGCCAGAAGGCAGCCGTTGATAAGGCGATGCGCGTAGCCAGCGAAGTCATCGATTCAACCAAAGGCATGACTGAGGAAGAGTCGGCGCTGATCTCGCGCATCGTGACCGAGGAAATGCAGCCCGGCGACGTTCCGCCAGCGCATGCGATGAAGATCGCGGCCATTGTCGAGCGCGCCATGACCGAGCAGGGGCAGGAAGCAGTCGAGCTTCAGATGCTTTCCAAAGATGCCTACGAGAAGTGGAAGGGAAAATACCTGCCGCGCTTCTACATGCGCCACCTTGACCCTGAAATTAAGGGAATCTGGCAGCGCACTTTCAAGGCAAGCCCTATATCTGGATTCCGAAGCGGCTCACTCAAGGGGCGCGGCAAGCGCCAAGTAGTCACCGTGCAGGAACTGCCAGAATGGGAAGCGCTTGGCTGGGAAGTTGCAGACAAGGCATGGAAGAAAAACGCACAGGGTCAACTGGAGCTGACTGTCGAAGGCAATGCTATGCCGAACACGGATACCGTCGCCATCTGGAAGGACTACACACCAGATGAGCGCCGCGATATGGGCGAGGTGCAGGACTTCAGGTTGCGCTTCGTGATGGGCTATCTGTCCATGCAACGAGACATCGCTATCGGCAGGTTGTACCGTCAGATCGCATCGAATCCAGAGTGGACACGCCGCACACCATCTGATGGCTATTCCTATATCCCCATCACCGAGATACCAGACACGGGCGGATTGAACCGATACGGCATGCTGGCCGGTCTGTATGTGAAAGACGAGATTCTGAGCCACATCAGCCAGCATGAGAGTAGCGACAATGAGTTCCAGCGCTACTACAAGGCTGCGCTGTCGAAATGGAAGGAAGGCAAAACGGTGCTGAATCCGGTCACGCACATGAACAACTTCGTGTCTAACGTGACTATGGCGCACTTTGCCGGAGTGAGCTACTGGGACGGAGAGAAGTATTTCTTCGCACTGAAAGACTTGGTGCAAAAAGCGCCGATGATGCAAGAAGCAGAAGATGCCGGGCTGTTCACTGGCGACTTCAGCCATGCGGAGATCATGAAGGCGATGCCTCCAGAAGTACGGGCACTGATTGACCGAAAGACTGAGAGCGGCGCTGAGTGGGCTGTGCGTTGGGTATGGAGGTTAGGCTCACTATTTCTGAACAATAAGATGGCAAATGCCTATCACTGGGGCGACGTGATATTCAAATATGCCATTTACCGAGATGCTCGTAGCAAAGGGATGTCGCCAGAGGATTCGGTGCAGCATGCCTCGAAGTATATCTTCAACTACGACGACCTGCCCAAGACGGCCAGAGGGATTCGAGACTACGGCCTGCCTTTCTTCGCTTACACCTACAAGGTCATCCCAGCGTTGGCGAGTACCGCCATCGAATACCCTTGGCGCTTTGCTGCGCCTGCGGTAATCATTTCTTCGATCAATGCCATATCCTACGCCGCGCTGGCCGGGGACAGCGGAGACGACGACTGGTGGCTGCGCGCGATCATGAGCAACACCATGACGCCACTACTGAATGCTTATTCCATGGGGTTCTACGGTGACGATGAGCCGAAGACGGCAGGGCAGGAGCTGGAGCAAGAAGAGCGCAAGAACCTCGCAGAGTGGGATAAGGGCGCATCCGCCATGGGCACGCAGAAGACGATACGCCTTGGCATTGACGAAAAAACAGGTTTGCCTGTATTCATCAATGTGTACCGATTCATCCCTGGCGGCGATATTCAGGACGTGCAGAACGAGAAGGGCGGCATCGGCATCCCAGCCCCATTCATGCCCAGCAATCCAGTGCTGAATGCCTTCTCGGCGCTGGTAGACAACAAGAACTGGGACGGAAAGGAAATGTTCGACGCGAACGACACTGGCAGCGAGAAGGCCGTCAAGACCGCCGACTATCTGTACAAGCTTTGTTTCCCAACAATCGCTCTAGGTGGGACGCACTACGACCGCATCATGAATGCGGCAGCTAACTTCTCAGATACGACTATTGAGGCCGCTCATCCACTCAAAGACTACACCGGAACAGGGAAGGATGGGCTTCCAGTCCAGCCGAAGTATGCCGCGATGCAGACGATTGGAATCAAGGCGCGGCCTGTTGATCTTGAGCAGTCTGGCAGCATGAACATGATCGGCGACAACGCCAAAGTCCGCTCAATTGACCAGGAGATCAGCCGCGCAGGCAGGTTGCTGAGTAAGGGGGCAATCAGCCAGCGCGAGTTCGATTCGATCAGGGAGAAAGGCATTGCCAAGATGCGCCATCTTGGCATGGAGGCTGCCGAAGAGTAATCGCATGGAACAGGGCGGCAGGCCGTAGCATCTGCCGAAACATAAAGGAGCCGCCCTATGTCGCACGCGCCAAATTACACCCCGACCGCCAGCTTCGCTACAGACGAGACGAATCAGGTTGCCGGTCGCTCTACTGTCAAGACGGTATCGGTCGATGCCGAGCTGGCGAATATCTCTGCATCAATCAACGCGCTCAATACCAACATCAAGCTATTGCAGCGTGATGACGGAAAAGTTAAGGATATGCTCGTCGAACCGTACATGCTATCCGAGCAGGCTCGCGCGCTTGTTTCTACTGGCGGTGTTCCGCGCGGAGATTGGGTTGCTGCAACCGCATACGCTGTAAAAGACGTGGTTCAGCATAGCGGCTTTGCCTACATCTGCCACACAGCCCACACCTCTGCGAGCGCATTCGACAATACGTTATGGATAGGGATTTCAGGCGACGGTTCTGCGGCAGCATCCGCCGCCGCCGCCGCTGTATCACAAACTGCCGCTGCGGCCTCGGCAACGTCCGCCGCAACATCTGCAACGACAGCAACAACGCAGGCATCCAATGCGGCTACGTCCGCCACGGCAGCGTCAGGCTCGGCAACAAGCGCCGCAAACAGCGCATCAGCCGCCGCGACGAACAAGACCGCAACAGATTCTAATGTGACCGCTACCGCTAACAGTGCAACAGCAGCGGCGGCGTCAGCAACATCGGCCAGCGGAAGCGCATCAACTGCCGCCACAAAGGCGGGCGAGGCATCGACATCAGCAACCAATGCCGCAGCCTCCGCAACCGCCGCAGCAACATCGGCGACTAACTCGGCCAACAGCGCAACATCTGCATCCAGCTCGGCAGCAACCGCCTCTACTCAGGCCGGAAATGCTTCAGCATCAGCTACAGCAGCAGCTGGTTCCGCAACGGCAGCAGCAAGTTCAGCAACGAATGCCGCAGCTAGCGCCGCCGCAGCCGCCAGCTCTTTCGTCAATTTCGATGATCGCTATCTGGGAACAAAGACATCAGACCCGGCGCTGGACAACTATGGAGTAGCGCTGCTTGTTGGCGCTCTCTACTGGAATTCAACATCTGGGAAGATGCGCACATACACGGCAACTGGATGGCAGGATGCATTCATTGCAGCATCTAATTACATCTCAGGATTGTTCTACAAAAACGACCAGCTATCAGTGGCATTCACCAAAACAGGAGCTGGAACTGCAAGCATCAAGGCAGGAACAAAGGTTGATGTAGCGGGAACGGTTGTTACTTTTGTTGCTGCAACAGCAATCACAATGCCAACGCTCACTGGCGGCACCGACTACGCCATCTGGGTGAAGGACGACGCCACTATCCAAGCGACAACAGACCACGTAAGCGCTCCGGGAGCTGGTAACTGGCGCAAGATCGGCGGCTTCCACTACGGGCTTGTCGCAGCTGGAACAACGGTTGCTGGAGGCTCGTTCGCCACTACCGGAAACGGAAAGATATGGACTCAGGGTGATGTGGACGACATCGCCGGAATCAATAAATACTCGATGTGGGATTTGAAGTGGAGGCCAATTTGCGACCCGAGAGGCATGGCGCTGGTCGGCGGCAAACTCTGGGTTGACATCTACCTATGCTCCACAGGAACAGATGCCAATGGCACCAGCAAGGCAGGAACAAATATCGCATCTGGCACGGTGCTGCCAAAGATTCCATCTGCATTCGGCGGGAACGGCACGACGACATATCCATCTCTGAACTGGTGGGTTGCAAACGAACTTGCTCATTCTCAATCCAAGCGACTGATGTTCGGGCATGAGTTCTATGAGGCCGCGTTTGGCGTAACCGAGAACCAGTCAATTGATGCAACAGCGTCAACCTACCCAACAACCCAGCGCAATGCTGGATATACCTCGAAGTTCGGCATCGAGCAGGCATCCGGGCATCACTGGACGTATGGTCTTGATTCAAATGCCTATCAGGACATAGCTGGCGCAGGTTCATGGAAGCAGGTAAACGGCAATACTGGCGCAGCCGGGTCGGAGCGTGGACAAGAATACACCTTCGGCACCTACGGTCTAGTGCGCGTACTTCTCGGCGGCGCGCGCGCGGTCGGCGCGTACTCCGGTTCGCGGGCTTCCTACTGGAGCAGCTACCCGTGGAACTCGGGCTGGTACATTGGGTTGCGTGCCGCCTGTGACCACGTGCAATCTGTATAAGGGAGCGCAAGCGACCGTGGAGACTTTAAGTGATGAATTCGCCAGCCAGAGGCAGCTCGCCATCATCGAGCGCTTCGAGGGCTTCATCAACTATATGTATCCGATTGCGCTCAACATCCGCCGCACGCATTACGTGGCGCGAGATCGCCTCATCGGCGCGATGTTTGAGCAAGTAGGAATGTTTTCTCAGGCGGGTAAATCTGGACAAGTCTCCAAGCTGTATCTGGCTGACGCAGGATTATCCGAACTGAGATACATGGTGCGGTTCTTGGCGGACGCCAAGCGCAAGCTGATAAGCCGACATCAGGCCGAGGTGGCAAGTATCCACCTGGCAGAGACAGGCAAGATGCTGGGCGCTTGGATTAAAACCAAGACCGCAAGGGGTGAACATGGATAAAAGCGGCACGCGCACGAACGGCGCGAACTCCGGTTCGCGGGCTTCCAACTGGAACAACTACCCGTGGAACTCGAACTGGAACATTGGGTTGCGTGCCGCCTGTGACGATAAGTTTCACCCGCATCGGATGGTCAAGGCCGCCGATGCAGATCATGCAGTTTTTATGGTCAGCCACACCATCCCGCTTCGGCGAACACATTACGCGGTCAAGGGAACGTCGAGTAGGAATCCTCGAAAGACGCACTTGCATCTGAACAACCACAGAGGGCGGCATGGGTAAGAAACACAAGAACCTGATCGGCAAGATTGCCAGCATGCCGAACCTGTATCGAGCCTACGAGCGGGCAGCCAAAGGCAAGCGGTATAGCTGCGGCCATCTGCAATTTAAGCAGCACTTGGCCGCCAACCTGCGCGCACTCTCTGAGGCGCTGAAGAATGGAACCTATCGCCCATCTGAGCCGACTCTGTTCTTCGTGAGCGAGCCAAAGCGGCGCGAGATTTCCGCACTTCCGTTCGCTGATCGAGTCGTGCAGCATGCGCTTTGCGCAGTCATTGAGCCGATCTTTGACCGCACCTTCCTACCCAACAGCTACGCCTGCCGCAAAGGGCGCGGCACGCACGCTGCCGCCATCGAGGCGCAGGCCATCATGCGGCGCGGCTACACGCACTGGTTGAAGATGGATTTCAGCAAGTATTTCGCCAGCATCGACCGCGCGGTGCTGCATGGAGAGATCAAGCGCAAGGTGAGCTGCGCGACCACGCTTGAACTGATCGCCACCTTCCTGCCCGAGACGGGGCGCGGCCTACCTATCGGAAACCTCACCAGCCAGCTCTTCGCCAATGTCTACGGCCATGTGCTAGACCGATACCTGACGCACACCCTACGCATCAAGGCGTGGCTGCGCTACATGGACGACACGGTGGTTTTTGCGCACAGCCGCGAGGCGCTGGCACTATTGCAGCAGGGATTGAAGTGGTTCTCTGATGCGCAGCTCGGCCTGCGCTTCTCAAAGTGGAGCATCGGCAAGATCACACAAGGGCTGGACTGGCTTGGCTACCGCATCTGGCCGACACACAAGCTGCTGCGCAAGCAATCCGTGACTGCGGCGAAACGCAAGATATTCAAATTCCGCTCGCGTGGAGACGAACTCTCTCTCGGTCGATTCATTGCATCGTGGAAAGGTCACGCGCAATGGGCTGACTCATACAACCTTCTCAACAAACTAGGAGTCGCATGATGCAATACGCATACAGCCCGGACACGGGCGAGTTGATTCAAACCGGCACTCCCGCCGATTGGATGCAGACGACCGCCATTGCGCCGCCTGCATTTGACGCGGCTACCGCAGGCTGCTTTTTTCAAAACGGCGCTTGGGTCGTTGTGCAGTCAGGAAAGACGCTGGAAGAGGTAAGGGCAGAGAAGATTGTCGAGATCAATAGCAAGTGCCAGAAGGAACTTGCCGCAATCGTCCTGCCATATCCACCTCAAGAGACATTAACATGGCCGAACCAATACGCGGAAGCGCAGGCAGTCACTGCAAACATCGCTGCGCCGACACCAATGCTGTCGGCAATTGCGGCAGCGTCAGGCCAGACAGTTTCCGCTCTTGCTGCATCCGTGCTGCTCAAGGCGGCTGCCTACAACGCCACAGCCGGTGCGGCAGTTGGAAAGCGGCAGGCATTAACGGCACAAGTCCAGGCCGAGACAACAGTGCCTGGCGTACAGGGGGTTGTATGGTAATTATTTATGCGCTTATGTGGATGTACTTGCTGTTCCTCGGCTTTCTAATTTACGCGGCATCTAAGCATTCTTGGTCTCGCCTAAAGGTCGGCATTAAGATTCTGCTGTTACCTGTGCTAATCGTGTTCGGCATGATCGATGTGCTGTTCAACATGACCATCGGCTCGGTACTGTTTCTTGAGCTTCCGCACACAATGACTTTCTCTCAGCGCTGCGCCATGAATCTATACAGAAACGACTGGCGTAGCAGTGTGGCAAGGGCGTTCGCTGTGCCACTTAACGCAATTGACCCCGGACACATAAGGTAAAAGCATGGAACCCTGGATTCTGTCGATCATAATTGCCGCCGTGTTTTCTGTCATCGGCTGGCTGCTATCCAACAAAGACAAGAAGCAGGGCGACGAAATCGCCGAGCTTCGCAAGCAGCATGTGACGGATGTATCAGAGCTACGTGCCAAGCATGAGAAGGAAAAGGATGAGCTGTTCAAGCTGTACCACAAGGTCAAGGATGATCTGGCTGAATTCAAGCAGAAGATTGCAGAGAACCACTACCCGAAACATGAGCTAGACCAACGCTTCTCGCAGCTCAATGAAACGATACACGAGGGCTTCTCCGGCTTGAGCGTAGACATCAAGGAGCTGGTGAGGGAAATGAACGACCACTTACGCGAACATCGCACTGGAGGGCAATAATGAGCGCACTTATATCTTTCTTGGGGGGGTCTGCCTTCCGCATGATCTGGGGCGAGGTATCGTCTTACTTTACCCGCAAGCAGGAGCACGCACTGGAAATTGAGAGGATGAAGGTGCAGGGCGATCTTGAGGCTGCGCAACATGCCCGCAACCTTGAATCCATCCGCGTACAGGCAGACCTTGGCGTAAAAACAATCCAGGTTCAGGCAGAGGCAGACCTTGCACGTACTGACGCCGCCGCTTGGGCTGATGCGGTCGCCGCAGTTGGGCGTAGCACTGGAATCAAGTTTTTAGACATCTGGAACGGTTCCGTGCGCCCGTTACTGGCAACCATTGCCATTGCTGTTGTTCTGTTCGAGATCATCAAGAACGGGTTTGCGCTATCTGAATGGGATAGGGAGCTGGTAAGCGCGATTCTCGGCATCTACGTTGCAGATCGAACTCTCGGGAAGCGCGGCAAATGAACATCAAGTTGGCAGTAGAGGTTGCATCTGAGCTGTGCAAGCGGTTCGAGGGGTGCTACCTAACGCCATATTTGTGCCCTGCCGGAGTTGCAACCATAGGATACGGTGCAACCTACTATAGCGACGGCACCGCCGTTACATTAAAGGATGCGCCAATCACAAAGGAGCAAGCCAAGTCGTTGCTGCTGTGGATGGTTGAAACACGATACCTGCCTGCTGTCATTAGGCTGTGCCCAGAGATCGACACGCCGGAGAGGCTTGCCGCCATCATCGATTTTGCTTTCAACCTCGGGAGTGGCGCACTCAAGGCAAGCACGTTGCGGCTCAAAATCAATGCAGGTCACTGGACGGATGTGCCGAGCCAGTTGTTCAGGTGGAACAAGGCTGGTGGCCGTGTGCTACGTGGCCTGACAAACCGGCGTGCGGCGGAAGCGGCGTTGATATAGCGCTTTCACAACTTTTTCGCCAGCTCTTCTGCCGTCTCATTGTAGTAAACCATCAGCGTCTTCAGGTCGCGTATCCCGACAGACCTGGCAAGCTCAAGGATGTCCAGCTTCTTCGAGAGCTTGGTGATCGCAACATGGCGCGAGTCGTGATAGTGCAGGTCTTTTATGAGTGCCTTGTCGCGCCCCTTGCGGAAATGAGAATCAATCTGCGCCGTCGTCAGATTGAATACACTGTCCGTTGTGCTGGCCGCCACCATCTTTTCAAGTATCGAGATTGCCTGAGGCGATAGCGGTACATCACGTTTTGCGGAAGATGTCTTCCCTCCATACACCTTCAAAAACTTCAGATCAAGTCGCAACTTGTCTTTCTTAAGACCGGCAACCTCTCCTTCGCGCAACCCTGTTTCACATGACAAAAGGAAGGCCATGAGCACTCTACCTATGATGGTGTTAAGGTCAGTGCCGAATGATTGCTCCATCAGATCATGCTCCCTGACTGAGACCAGCCTATCCCTTGGGCGCGGCGGAGCTGGGCGCTTTACCCCCTTCATTGGGTGGGACGGCAGCCAGTGCCACTCATTGACGGCAACAGTGCATGCCCCGCTCATCAGCACCCACTCGCGCCTGACAGTTCCTGCCGATACCTTCAGTAGCCTTCTATCTCGCCACTCAGCGAAATCCGGCTGTCCAAGATCGCATAGCTTCACATCTACAATCTCATCCCTCTTGAACAGCGCTATGCGAATGCGCTCCCAGCGCTCACCTTTCTTTGTGGGTGATACCCTGCGCGCATACTCGTCTAGCAGCTCGCCAAATGTCTTGTTGGGCACCGAGCTGGTCTTTCCTGCTATTATCTCGCCTTCGATTTTGGCAGCCCACTGCTGGGCTTCCAGTTTCGTTGAATGGGTTGATGATTGGCGCACGCCTTTCAGGAATACCTGGGCTTGCCAAGCGCTCCCTCTTTTGCGGATTGTCGCCATGTCGTGAACCTTGTCGTGAAAATGTCGTGACAAGTTACCATTGAAAGTGTTTTAGATGCAAACAGAGTGTAGTAGAGAGAAAACAAAAAGGCCGACAAATCAGTTAGATGTCGGCCAATCCGTGTGTTGCTTGATGGTATATGGTGCCCAGAAGAGGACTCGCTGACCTTGTAAAGTAAGCCTATGCGGAGAGTTTGTCGTGATTTTGTCGTGTTCTCCCCCTCTTTTTCTGCACTCTTCCAGCCAGCCACTCTTCAACATCGACCGCTCTCCAGATCACCTTTCGGCTGTTCGGAATGAGCAGCCGAGGTGGTAGAGCTTCCGGCCTGCGCGTGACATCCTCCGATACCGTGCGTGGAGTCTTGTGCAGGATTCTTGCAAGCTCTTCGATGCCTAAAGTATCCAGGGCGTACATTACATCGATCTCCACAACCCGTTGTGCCTGCATGGCTCAAAGAATGGTATGTCATCATCGAAGTGGTCGAATGCGCCCCCAGATGTCGGGGCTGCTGGCTTTGCGGCAGGCGCTGGACGCGCAGCATGTTCTCCTTCATCATGTTGCTCGCCACCTTGTCTGCTTCCAAGCATCTGCATTTCATTTACGATGATCTCAGTGGTGTAGCGGTCTTTGACGGTTTCCTTGTCTTGCCATTTCCGCGTCTGGATGCGTCCCTCGATATACACCTGGGAGCCTTTCTTCAGATACTCACCAGCCACTTCAGCAAGGCGACGATAGAACACGAGGTTGTGCCACTCGGTCTTTTCCTGCTTCTCTCCTGACTTGTCCTTCCATGTCTCGGATGTGGCAAGCGAGACATTGGTGACGGCCTCGCCGTTTGTCATGTAACGGGTTTCTGGGTCTTTACCAAGTCGGCCAACCAAAATCACTTTATTTACAGACATCACTCTTTCTCCCCCAAAATTCGTTTTTCAATACTGCGCAACACCTTTTCCTGCTTCTCTGAAATGGTTGTGCGCTCTTTAATGCTCGGCAAAAACTCAAATTTTTCCCAGCTTGAAAGGTCGCTCCCAACCGCTTCATCCATGATCTCTTGTACTCGCTGTGCATGTGTCATTCAGACCTCCGATATGTCTTTGTGAAATGTTTATCTATGCAGCTTCCGCGATATCGCACGATGTTCGATAGCTCTGCGCGCTGGTGGTGGCTGTGTGTGGACTGCCTGAGCAAACCATAATAGCTGTTGGCTGTCTGGTACAAATCGCAATCATCTACTTCACGCACTCTGCTCATGGCTACATTGACTGTGCGCTTGCGGGTGACTCTGTGCCATGGGAGGATTACCTGACCGACAAAATCAACTCCGCGAGCTACTGGCTGCAAGATCGTTTTCGATGGATTTATGCGGGCGCGCAGCTTATCGCTCAATAGTTCTTCTATTTCATACTTCGCTGCGTTGAGCCATTGCGGCGATTCATGCAACAACACGAAGTCATCGACATATCTGATGTAATGCCTGGCCTGCAACTTGTGCTTGCAGAATTGGTCAAGCACATCAAGATAGATGTTGGCGAAGAATTGAGAAGATAGATTCCCAATCGGCAGCCCGAGGCTCGCTGGATGGTTCGTAAGGCGCTTATGCGGAGGAACCATGTCGAGCATGTGCGGCGCGCCACGCAACTCAAAATCTTGGCGCGGGTCATGGAACAGAATCAAGTCAGCCAGAGACATCCAGTGCGGTTCAGTCACTCGCTTAGCAATCAGATCATGCAGAATGTTCTTGTCGATGCTGACGAAGAAGTTGGCGAGGTCGAGCTTTAGATACCAGATATTCCTAGACCAGTTCTGTGTCGCACTGCGCACCTTTGCCTCAAGGCGTTGTGCTGCATAGAGCGTGCCGCGTTTCGGAATACATGCGCAGCTATCGGCAATAAAGCTTGCGTAGAAGCGCGGAGAGATTCGGTTGTAGAGAAGGTGGTGCACAACTCTATCACGAAAATCAGCCGCCCAAACTTCGCGCGGCTTAGGTCGTGTGATGACAAAACAGATAGACCGCCCAGGCCGATAGCTTCCATCTTTCAGCTCATCATGTAGGATGCACAGGTTGCGTTCCATGTCCTGCTCAAAAGCCAGAGCGCTGCTGCTGTTGCGCTTGGTCTTGCGACAATCAAGATACGCCTGCACCAGCTCTGCAAAAGAAAAATCAGCATGGTGGCGCTCGAATCCATCTGCGGACAGCACGCGCCGAGAACTTGTTGTTCTTGTTGTTGTTGTTCTGGTTGCCGTTTTCAAAGTTCTGATTCCAGGCATAGTCAGAAGCGGCGACGTGCTGCTTTCTATCGTGCTATCTATGTCGCCACACCGAAGGCCGTTGCCGATCAGCATGGAAACTGCGCCAGACCTGTCATGGGTATCTATCCCATCGGTATCTGCTATGCGCATGGCGGTGGATTTCTCCAGCGGCACGACCAGATTAGAAATTCGCTCTGTCATAGCGGCCTTAACCATTATGAAGCTGGCGATGATGCTTTGCGCCATCCACCGGCCTGCTTGCCGACCATATTGGTGATCTCGATAGCCTTTGCGTATTGAACTGTCGAAATAATCCGCTTGTCCCGAGAGAGACGAAGCAACAGTTCACACACTTGTTGGCGCTCGATTAGCTCATCAAGGTATGGCGCTTTATCCCGCGCACAATTCGCGCGGAATATGAGCATCAGAATCTCAATGCATTCACCGCTGATCTTGCCACCTATGCTCGCCTTGAAATCTCTCGGCATGTTTTTTACTAGGTCGGTGACGACATCGAACAGGTTATAAGCAACCTTATATATCGGCAATGTGGTGTGGAGTGCCATGCTGATGAAAACCAAATTATTAAATTACTGAATTTCTAATATGCGGACAGCACGCGCCGAGAACTTGCTGAACTCGCTGTAGCTGCCCTGGCCGCCGTAGTCAAAGCCCTGAGTCCAGGCAGAGGCAGAAGCGGCGACGTGCTGCGTCGATGTCCAGTAAATAGTCTGCTCAAATGCCTCAGCACCACCTTGCTTGAATGCGTCCACAACCGTCTGCAATGGGAATGTCTGAGTGTATGGTCGGGTTGGCTCAATCGCTGATAGGTTGATGCCGGAGCGCGCATAGCACCAGTTTTCATCTGTGGTTGGCTTGAGATTGCGGTAGATGATCTCCAGAACGTCCTGTGCCGGGATGTGCCAGTCGTTATATCCGCCGATGTTCAGCCCGAGCGCCCACTGAGCCAGATTGCTTCCAGCTTCAGACATGGCCTGTGTATTCTCCATGCCGTCAAAGAACGACAGCGCGCCATTAACGATTGAGCATGAATCATTCCACTGACCGTTTTGCTTCTCACCTTCATCTTTTGGCGCGGTGACAATGGCAAACTTCTTTCCTTCCGATTGGAAAAATCCAGCCAAGAAACCGCCGCAAAATGGTGTTCCTACGATGGCTGGAACTTCTGCTGCTGATACGATTGTTGCTTGCATGTTATGTCTCCTTTTGATGTTGGTAAAATTACGCCGCTTGTATCATCCGCTCAGCCGCCTCCATCACCCAGTCGCAGGCATCTCCGTAGGTGATACCGAAGCTGGACGCAATGCTTGTGATGAGTACTTCGTCGCTTGGTCGTGCTGGCTTAATTGGATTGGCGTTCGCGGAATCTTTCATTGGGAACGGCCATACAGCAGGCGCGGACGGCTTATCTGATGTTGTGCGCGGGCTAGGCTCTATCGGCTTGTCAGCATTCGCTTCGCGCTGTTCTTTCTCAATCTTTGCGCGCGCATCTGCTTCTGCCTGGACTCGCACCGCTTCCATCTTCTCGGCCTCATCTGCCCTATACTTATCAATCCTGCTGGTGATGGTCAGTGTGAAGTCTTCCATAGGCTTGACCATGAGCGATTGCAGATCAGGGAAGAGTGAGCCGTGACCTGCTGCGTTATCTTTGCACCATGCCAGCTTTTTGCGCACGTCAGCGGCAAGCTGGTCTGCTGTAAACTTGCCGTCGCGCAGAGCGGTGTCAACCTTCTCCTGCATCGAGGATAGGCTTTTCAGACCCTTGATCGCGCCGGAAAAGTCTGGCCGCGCAACATTCAACTTGATTGGGCGTGTCTCAGATTCGAGCGCTTGGACGTGGGCGGTGAAGTCATTTCCAGCCTTGCTGATGATTTCCAGCTTGCGCGCTTCCTTCTCACTCTTCACCAACTTGTCCAGCATCAGACGTTTGTTGCGGAGCTGGGCGGCTATGTGGTCGAGTGCGCGCACCACCTCGTCAACCGTGGACATCTGCGCGAGTACGCTGGCCTTGGTTGATTCCAGATTTCCCTCGGCTTCTTTGCAGAACTTCACGGTAGCTTCCGCATCGGCAAAGTCTTGGTCGCAGACAAGCTCGGTCTTGATCGCTGCGATGAACGTGGTGGCCGCTTCCTTGAATTCGGATAGGTTGGATGCAGTCACCATGCCGGTCGCTTGAACGAACACGGCTGGCAGGGCTTGGATTGCCTCGGCCTTTGGCGCTGACTTGGGCTGCTCGATCTCGCCAGCGGCAAGCTTGCGCTTGTATTCTTCAACGTCCTTTTCAAGCTGCACCCAACCAGCATCGATGCGCTCTGCCAGCTCTGGATTCTGGTAGTACCAGCAATGCAGTTCTTCAACCAGCTCGCTGCCCTCATTCCAAGTCGATGCCATGAACAGCGTCTTCTTGCCGCCGCACACCATTAACTGCTGCTCCATCTGAACCTGATACTGCATTTCCAAATCGGCTCCGGTAGCATCTTCGCACGACAGCACTTCGCGCAGTTCTTGATTCAGCGATTTATGCTCGAACGGGATTGAGTTATCGAACGGCAGGCCGTCAAACGATGCCGACAGGCGACCGTTCGTTCCTGTTACTGGCGAAAGCTCGTCGCCGATGATCTTCTCGGCCAGCGGACGCGCAAGCACCTCGAATCTGTGACCATCATTGAAGCGGCGCTGTGTCGCATCGTCCACTTCCGGCACGATTCCTGTCGCCATGCGGTGAATGAGTTGAGTGCGCGTTTCATACTTGCTTATCCCGAGCATGGCTGGAGCATCGCTGGCATTGAATGCGGTAGCGCGATGCTCCTTCCATTCTGGCGTTCCTTGGATGAGGTTCAGGATTTTCATTATTTCTTCTCCCAAGATTGAATTTCTGCGATTGCTTCATTGGTCAGCGCACAACGAGGCGCAAGGAAGTCGATCAGTGTTTGCGCCTTTGCATCGCCTTGCTGGATGAGAGATTTCTTGCTGAACTTGGTGACTTCGCCAGATTTGTCGTCAACCACGTCTGTTCCGTATCGGGTAATGACTTCTTCCTTGTCCATGGTCGGCAGGGCGGGTTTCTCTTCCGTGACTTCGCGCACATGGGCGTCGATAACTTGACCGTCAAACTCCTTTCCTTCCATTTCATCCGCAGTCGGTGCTGCCCCTAGCTCTGGGAATGCCTTGCGAAGAGCCTGCGCCTCTGCGCACTTGGCAAGCTGGGCATAGGGTCGTTTTGTCCACATGGCATTCGGCGCTACGCTCTTTTCAGCTCCTCCCTTCATGGCGTAGTTCTCTTTCCAGCGCTCAGTCGCGGCATACTCGGCGATCTGGCCGCTTGGTAGGAGTCTCTTAACTATCACTTTGCACCACTGCGGATAGGTGATCTCGACCCCGCCCAGCGTCTCTGTGGTGTCCGTCCCGAACTCCGGCTCGGTTACACCAGCACATTCTCCTGTGCGCGACATTTGGGTGCGGTACAGTCCGATGCCAGGCATCACTACGTCGCGCATTGACTTCAGCTTTCCGTCATAGATAGGCACAATATGTACAGGCTTCTGCATCGGGTCTAGTCCGGCTGCTTGACAGTATCCAAGCACCATCTTGATGCTGTCCGTTTGCGCCCCTGGGTACAGGCTGTTGCGAAGGATGTTGACGAGCTGATCTTCCGTCATGGCCGAGACTGCCGTGTTCTGCACTTTTGCTGCGAGCGCAGTGCCTTTTGCTGGTGCATTCATTTGCTACCTCCTAGTTTTTCAATGCGTTGTTTGTTCATGAACCTGCGCTTCTGCGCCACGCTGCGGTTGTGCCACTCAACTATCCCGTCGATGGCACATCGGGCTCGCATTCCGTCTTTCAAAATCTCTATCTGTGCCAATTCGGCCATGCGGTCAATGTTGGCGTGGATGCGCTGGTTAGCTGCAATCAGCACGCTCATGGCTTTCTCACTGCACAGCAATTACTCTCTGACTCATGCATCACTGCGTCTTCATAGTCCATGCGACCAACGATTCCGTAGAGCAACAGCAGTGCTGCAACTACAGCCCAAGCCTTGACACCTTCTGATATGGTTTTAACTTTCATGTGCGCAACTTTCTGCTGCCCGTGTGGCAGCCTCCATCCAGTAGCGTTCGCTCAACTGCCTGATTGCTACGAGCGCTATGTGGTTGCTGTGGTCGTTCTTCAGGTCTAGATCGACAGCGGCGGAAATTGTTGCGAACATTACCATTCGCTCAGAATCTGGCGCATTTCCGATGGCTTCCTCAAAGTTTGTGAACGTCCACGGGTGATATTCTTCGCCTACCTGCATCATGTCTTTTGCGCGCTGTCCTATTTCTTCTGCATGCCGCTCTTCGTCATCCTGCTTGTCGAGAAAGCGATTCAACTCGTTGCGTTGCGCGCGCTCTACCATCCGGTCAATTTCTGCTGCTGTTTGCATGTCACCCCCAAATTGATGAATGACTAAATTGGCGATCTGCGGACAGCACGCGCCGAGAACTTGCTGATCTTGAGGTCGTCGTTCTGGTAGCCGTCGTCAAAGGTCTGAAGCCAGGCACAGTCAGAAGCGGCGACGTGCTGCTCACTAGACCAGTGCCAGACTGGTTTGAATTCGGCTTTCATAAATGCATAGAGCAGAGCTTGTTCGCAGCGATCTGGCAAAACTCCTCCGATGCTTTCTGCCCATTCCACAGCGTCTTTCCAGTTGATGCTTTCTCGGAAACCAGGGAGCAAGATAACGTGGTGCACCGCCTTGCCGTTTTCATCCAGATATATGCCAGCCCACTTCTCTCCAGCGCGCAGCTCCGGCATTTGGATACCGTTCAATGTGACGCCGAAGATGTGCTTCTCGAACCATGCGCGGAAGAGTTCCTTTGTGCTAACCGTCAACTGCGCCCCACCCACTTCGAGCGTCACTGATTCTTGCTTTGTGTCCATATTGATCTCCGTAATTAAGGCCAGATGCTTGTGCTGCTTGCTGACTTCGCGTCCCAGTTGCGGCTCACCGTAGTCCCACGCTTCACTCTCACGCTTGCGACAACATTGCCTTGAGAGACTGGTTTGTTTCGGTATCCACAATGGTTGCGGCATGGGAAGAAGTATAGAACGCTAAACCATACAAAGTCAAGTACTCTAAACTTACGATAGATAACTATTGATTTAAGGCAACAAAAAACCCGCCGAAGCGGGTTTTGTTGGTGGGTTGCTGTAGGCTATTTGGCGGCGATCTCTTCTTTGCACTGAACGCCAGACCCAAGATTCATACTTGATGTATAGGTGCAATAGAATGTTTTTCCTCGGCACCGTGCTGTCCATGTCTTTGTTTGCCACCCGACAGCGCCATCCGAAACTTGTATCTCTGATGGCGAGCATCCTATATGGCCGGATGCCATTGATACCTGCTCGTTTGTTGTGGTGCAGCCGGATAAAATCATGGCTACGCAAATATAGGTTGCTTTATTCATCGCAAGTATAAACTCCCTTGTTGTCGTAGCAGGACGCATGCGGCGCGCGTTCGTCATTATGCGTATCGACTGGCGAAATCCCATATTCATCACATAACTTTTTATCCATCTCAATTTCCCTCTCCACAGACTTCTTGGCGTTGTCACCTGACATACCATGGAGCGTGCGGCGCTCAAATTCTATTGGAGCAAGCTCCATTTTGGCGCGCAGCATTACCTGGCATTCAATTTTATTCAGGTATTCATTCCTCTCACTTCGCGCGGCTCGTTCTTGCTGCCTAATCTCCCATTTGGCGGTGTTAAAGTTGCGCTGATATAAATCACTATCCCTTACAAACCACAAATACATCATCCATGCTCCCCATGTGAGAAATACCCCTCCCCCTAGGGAAATAGAAATTCTTTCCTTTATTGGTAGGTCGATAAAGTCTTTTTTTATTCCCATACCAACCTCATTCCACCATCGGAAATTTCAATTCAAGCTGTATTTGCAGCTGAATCACATTATTGCGCCGCGCTCTTTGGCGAGTCCCCGTTGTCTCCGTTTGGTTCAGCAAGCGGAGTAATAATTTTCACGGCATCTTTCCGCCTCGCCGGAGTCATTTCAGCCATTATCTTTTCGGCTTGTTTTATATCTGGGTCGAACATCATCTCCCCCTCTCCAAGCTGGAGCCAGCGCGCGCAAATCCCACAATTATCCTCCAGCTTATAGGCATATCTTGGAGCGATTGACTTCATCTTACCGCTTTTAAGTTGATTCACAACCGACTTCGACATCCCACACTTTTTCCCAAACTCAGCATCCTCGGTGATCTGCAATTGCTTTTTTACCAAGTCAATGCGCTCGGGAATGGTGGTTGTTTTCATGGGAAAGAAATCTAAACTAATCGCGGTATAGTGTGCTTGACTTGTCATGGTTTAGAGTTCTATACTTAACACATGGACTCAAACGAAATTATCGACCGTCTTGGCGGAACAAATTCGGTAGCAGAAATGTGCAACGTGACCAAGGGCGCAGTCTCTCAGTGGAGAAATGACGGCATTCCAGAGGCGCGGATGATGTATTTGCAGCTTCTTCACCCTGAAGTTTGGGATGAGGACAAGCAGAAAACCAAGAAAGCAGCCTGACATGGACAGCACACCGCTCTCATCGCGATCAGGCTCATCCAATCCTCTCGGTAAGTGCACCGAGACGGCCAAGACCATGCTCCCACCCGAGATTAAGGAAGGAATCCGCCGCAAGGCGTTCGATATGGGAGTCAGCGAGCAGGAGTACCTACGCGAGTTGATTATGGTCGATGTGTTGGGCGTTGACATGGTGCTCAAGTTACACGAACAGCGCATCAATCGCTTCAAAACGATGGGGACAGGAAAAGGAACTCAGGAGTGAGCATCAAGATGATGACCCTCGTGTGGGATTTCTTTGATCGAGGCGGAAGCGAGAAGCTGGCGATGCTGGCTCTTGCCGACTGGTGCGACGACAAAGGTTTGAACTTGTACCCATCGATCTCCGGTATAGCCAAGAAGATCAACGTCAGCGAAAGCCAGGCACGCAGAATCATCCATAAGTTCATCGAAGAGGGATATT